TTGACTGTGATGAACAGCCGTTTTCTCCAACAGTTTAATTGCTGGTCAGTAAATGCCAAAGATGACAAAGGCAATTTGGTGTCTTATTTGACAGCCAAAGAGGAATGCACCCGAAGCGCTCGCTATACCGGTAAAATCAAACGCACCGAAACCAGTAAATATCATAACGGTGCTCAGGTTACTACGCTGAATTTTGTCAAATTTGCTTAATTTTTAAGCATTTTGGGCTGTTGTTTTTATACAACACCCCTAAAATCAGCGTTTTTTGGTTGCTCAAAAATGGGTAATTTGCTATAATAATGGCATACAGTAACAAAACAGGAGTTGAAATGAGAACAGCATTCGAAGGTCTTAGCACTAAAGAAATTCAGCAAGTTCGCATGTATGGTTGCACCGAAGCCCAAATGCGTGAAGCAGTTGAAGAAAGCATCACATTCCGCTTCTCTGGTCCTGCAATGATGGCTGCAAGCCTCATGAGTGATGCTCAAGAAATGATTAATACTGAATACGGCGAAGTCGACTTCAACCGTGCAGAAGATGCTCGCCAGTGTCTCAACCGTGCCAAGTGGATTTTGTTCACTTATGTAATGGAACGCAAATAATAGGACCATATTATGGAACTCAAACTGCAAAACGCTGAACAACACCGCATCGCAGACCTGTTGTGGGTAGCTGAAGATCAAGATGAAGTAAACAGAATCTTGCAAGTGTTTGGGCACAATGCACAGGTAGTCTATAACATGATGATTGCCGCTACCTTTGACGAGATAGAAGATGTCAGTGCCGCAAAAAACCTGTTGGCAAAATATTAATTTGAATAACTTTTAAGGACTCTGATATTATGATAAAATTTTTCCTTGGTTTTGTTTTTGGTATAGTAGTGGCCACAGTGGGATTTACTGGGCTTGCAGGCATGCTGGACAAGGGCGTGTCCAAAATTCAAGATCAAAGCAAAGAATTGGCCAAATAAAATGACGACATTTAATGTAATTGCTTTTGTCAAAGTTCCTACCCCCGGTAGCCAAATTTGGAATGGTAGTTCATACCAGACTGGCACAAGGCAGCAGGAAATTCGCACTCAGATCACTGCTCGAAATTATTTTGAAGCCCGAGCAATGATTGAAGGTCAATACGGTTCGAACTTAATCGGACAACCTATTATTACCGAAAGTCGCTGATTTTTGGTAAACCGAATTCAAATAATGGTTGACAGCAAAATCAATTTCAACTATAATTTGGATATGTTAGTAATGGTGCTAACAGTTTTTTCAACTAACTTGTTTTTTCAATGAGGACTATTATGTTTAAAGTTGCTGGTGTTTCTACCCTTAAAGGTGAAGTCAAGGTTCGTTTTGCCAACGACATGACTCGTGTTAAAGTGTTGGCCAAGAATGACCACACCGATATCGAGCTCATGGAGCTGCCCGAGGCCATGGACAAGCCTGCCGCAGTGGCACATCTTAAAACCACTGCCCTGTATCAAAACCCCAAGTTCCAGGCTGCGATCGATGCGGCTGACGCCAAATACAATGGGGCAACCACTGTCAAGGTCACCAAGGCCAAGACTGCTAAACCTAGCATTGAAGCTATCAAAGCTCGTGCTAAAACCGCTGAACCAGTCGCTGAATAAGCACTGTGTTCTAAAACAAAGGGTCCTTGTGGACCCTTTTTTTATCTTTGTAAGAGTAAAAACCCGAATAAATAATTTTGATAGTTGGAGTAATTATGAAAAAACTATTCACAGTTTTTGCATTTAGTGTTAGTTCGGTCATGGCCCAGGAAGTATATGTGGTCAATGTGCAACCTAGAATGGTCACCGTTCAGGAACAACAATGCCAGCAGGTAGCTGTACAACGGCCAGCCAACAATGGTAACACTGCCGGTGGTGTACTAGGCGCATTGGCAGGAGCGGCACTGGGAAATCAAATTGGCGGAGGATCTGGCAAAGACATTGCCACTGCCGCAGGAGCCGTTATAGGTTATCAAGTCGGCCGAGGTGAACCTCAAAGCGGTGGCGTAGAATATCGCACGGTTTGTACAAGTGTGCCGGTAACGGTACAACGGGGTGAAACAGTGACCTTTAACTACAAAGGCAGAATTTTTACACAAACTTTTGGCAATTAATTAGGACCATGAGTTGACAACAGCAGGCATCAAAAACAAATTAGGCAAACTTTTTTGTTTGATAACATTTTTATTGACCTGCGCTTATACTCAAGCTCAAACCCAGACACAGCCTAGATCAAATAAAATTCAGCTGCCAATAATCTGTAACAGTTTGGCTGCAGGTTATTCTGCTGTGAGCAAATATAAAGAAATTCCGGTGTTTGTTGCAGTAGATGAGCAACAACAAGTAGAAGATCTAATTGTAATTGTTTTTATGAATAAAGAAACAAAAACTTTTACGATCAGTATCGTCAACAAAAACAGTGATTTATTTTGCATGATACTGTCTGGTTCCGATTCATATGACACTTTTGGTCGCGAGCAAGGAAAGTAATGAACAGTATTGAAAAAGTATGGGCCCGGGCCACTGGCCATTTAATGGGCCACACCGACAGTGATAAGCCAGATGTTCCTATATTAACTTTACGAGAAGCAAGAATTGCTCTTTTTTTGAAAACATTTTGGGTAATCATTCATGTAATAACATGTTGTTTTATTATTGCCAATACAATTAGACACTGGTAATTTTTATTACAAATAAGTTTTAAAAAGATGACATAAGGAAAGAAATGTTTACCGCAAAAAATGCTAGACTTAAACAACTTGCGGATCAAGCAGGTGTTGAGCTAACAGATAATATAGAATTTTTTGGTGAGTTGGTAGCAGAAGAGTGTGCGGATATAGCAGATTCTGCAACAGCAGTCAGCTTATCAGCAGCTCCTATAATCCGCAGACATTTTAGTCTACTAGAACCAAAGAAATAAATACAAGTTATTGCTGTAAGAAGCCGAGAGAAAAGTGTTCTGGACGCGGGGGTGTTACAACCGCCCTTTAACTAGTCCTAACTGTTCAATTTTAGGATCACTTACTTTAAGTAAAAAACTTTTAGACCCGTTGTTATACCAGTGGGTCTTTTTCTTCGATTCAAAATAGTCCACAGAACTTACCCATCCTCGAGGAATAATATCTTCAGGTCTAAATCGTTTCTTTTCTTTTGTTGTTAGATTGTAGTAGAACTTTGTACCATAAGATCCATTGTTACAACCAGAAACTTTTTTAGATAAGTTTTCGGATCTTTCTTTTCTTTGTTCTTCAGATAAATTTTCCCAAGTGTTAGGATTTAACAATCCCATTTCTACTAATTTAGACCAACCTGTTTGCCTGACTTTGTTGTAGGTTTCTTCGGTCCAATTTTGAGTTCCGCCTACTGTAATCTCACCTGAATCAACTTTTTGACGATATGCCTTTATATTTGGTCTGTCATCTTTTGGCATAGAATTTATGTGTTCAAATCCACCTATACCACCCGATCGCATATTGTAACAGTATGGTTTACCTAAATGAGGTGCTACCATTTCTTCTTCTTTGAGCAAACATTCAGTTTCGTTTTCAAATACAAATAGTGTTTCTCTAACGAAATTATCTTTGCCATACTTTTTTACAGCATTGATTATTTGCGACCCGGAACCATAGTAACCGTCAAATTGATATGGATCAATAGTTTGGCGATGTTTCCCAATATAAAATTTGTTGTTGACAAGATTGATGGTTTTATATACAATATAAAACATGATGTGTAACCCTTATAAATACAGTTGAGGACAGTCCCGAGTAACCCCGGGGTTGGTGTTAGTTACCGCTAACACCTTACTCAATTATTTATCATCGTATGAAGGAATAAGAACAATTGACTGGACGCGGGGGGCAGTTCCCCGCCCGGTCCACCAGAAGTAATATTGAATAGCGATGTAGCCGTAAGGTCAAGAGATAACTTCAAAGATTCGCTTATAAACTGTATTCCAGTATTACTCCTAATGGGCCGGAAATAGGTTCGACAGGCGATATAGTATTTGACCAGACGGTGCGGTAGGCGATGACCGTAAATCAAGCAAAATTAATACTCGCAAACGACGAAGTATACGCACTTGCCGCTTGAGGCATGCTGAGGTAAGAAATACCAAAAAACAGAAAATCAATAGGCTCCTAGGAGCCTATTTTTATAATATGGACACAGATATAACAGTTTGTTTGAATAAGTATTAGATGAATGAATTTTTATACACAATGGTGGTCACACATATTACCATTGTCTGTGTTACACTGTATTTGCATCGTGGACAAGCACATAGAGGCATAAATTTTAATCCCGTGATCAGTCATTTTATGAGACTGTGGTTATGGCTTACCACAGGTATGAACACCAAAGCATGGGTGGCAATTCATCGAAAACATCATAGATACTGCGAACAGCCCGAAGATCCACACAGTCCACAAGTTCATGGCATACTGAAAGTTTTATTTGGCGGAGCATTTTTATATGCTCACGCAGCCAAAGACAAAACAATGCTGTCTAGTTATGGCGCAGGCACACCCGACGATTGGATTGAGCGAAAACTGTACACTCCTTATACATGGTTGGGTGTTGGCTTGATGTTGGTAATAGATTGTTTACTGTTTGGTTACTGGGGCTTGATTATTTGGCTTGTACAAATGATTTGGATTCCTTTTTGGGCCGCAGGAGTTGTGAATGGTATAGGTCATTATTGGGGTTACAAAAATGGCCAAACACAGGACGCTAGTAAAAATATTTTCCCAGTGGGTATAATAATCGGTGGAGAAGAACTGCACAACAATCATCATTTGAATCCTGCCAGTGTAAAACTCAGTAAAAAATGGTTTGAATTTGATATTGGGTGGTTTTGGTTGTCGGTGTTGCGTTTTTGCAACTTAGCCAAACTTAATAGATAATATAATCAATAACGATTTTCCCACATTTTCTTCTAAAAAAATTCTTGCATTTAATTACCAATTGTGCTATAATATGGTTATAGCAACAAGTTTTTTCAGCAATGAAATTCTATCAAGAAACCACCAAGTATGATGGTAACTATGCCAATGGCATTTATCTTTTGGACGACCGAAAGACTTTGATGTATGCTTATGTGTCCCCTGGAACCAAAACTCCCAAAGAATTTAAATCACCAATCAGAATTGACACCAGGGGAAGAACATTTATAGAAGTTAAAAACACTTGGAATTTTAAAATTTCCAAAGAAGTCACTGCGAATCCTCGCTGGGAAGTTAAAGGCAGTAAAGGCGATGTTTATGTTGTGGAGCGAACAGAACAAGGGCTAACTTGTAGCTGCACAGGATTTAAATTTAGGGGTAACTGCAAACACATTAAGGAATTTGAATAATGGACAAACCTTATCAAGTAATTCGTGACCTAGAGCGTCACAACAGCAGGCTCAACAAAGAGGCAATCATTCTTGCTCAGGCCGAGCAGGAAAATAATGAATTTTTTGAGGGTTGCAGACTGGCACTGGACAGCACTGTGACTTTTGGTCTTAAACAAATACCGGAGAAAAAAGATGCGGATGGTGCTGGTTTATCTTGGAATAGTTTTACTGTCATTGTCGCTGGTTTGGTTAATCGCCAACTCACCGGTAACCTTGCAAGGGATACAGTTGTTGAAATGATGCAATCAGCCACCAAGGCTGAGTGGAATGACTGGTATCGCAGAATTCTTATCAAAGACCTGCGTTGCGGTGTCAGCGAAAAAACCATTAATAATGTAGTGGCAAAACATTACAAACATTATCAAGTGCCTGTGTTCAGTTGTCAGCTGGCTCATGACAGCCAAAATCATGAATCTAAGGTCACTGGCACAAAAAGAATCGAAGTAAAGTTGGATGGTGTTAGAGTAATTACTATTGTTTATCCTGATGGCCGTGTGGACCAGTTTAGCCGCAACGGCAAAGAACTGGTAAACTTTGAACACATAAAACAACAGTTAAGTTTGAATGCCAGTACTTTTAAAGAACCTATGGTACTAGACGGCGAAGTAATGAGCAGTAGTTTTCAAGACTTGATGAAACAAGTGCATCGTAAAAGCAATGTCAAAGCCAACGATGCTGTGCTTTGGTTGTTTGATATCTTGCCTTTAAAAGATTTTGAGCAAGGTCTTTGCAAACTCAAACAACGGGATCGCAGTGCTTGGCTTAACAGTTGGTATGACAGTAAGCTAATTCGCAGCATGGCTAATGTGAGGTGTTTGGATCACGCTGAAGTGGACCTTGACACTGACGAGGGACAAAGGTTATATGCCATGTATAACAAAAGTGCCATTGAAAACGGCTACGAAGGTATCATGCTCAAAGACTTGGATGCGCCTTATGAATGTAAACGCACCGCCAGTTGGTTAAAACAAAAACCATTTATCGAAGTGTCTTTGGCCGTAACAGCAGTGGAAGAAGGCACAGGAAGAAATCAAGGTAAACTAGGAGCATTTATTTGCGAAGGCAAAGATGACGGAAAAAATATTCGTGTTAATGTAGGCAGTGGCTTTACTGACAGTGACCGTGATAGTTATTGGTCTGCTAAATCTAAAGTTATCGGACAAATTGTGGAAGTCCGTGCTGATGCAGTTACACAAAATCAGGATGGCAGTTATTCGTTGCGTTTTCCGCGTTTCCTCAAATTCCGTGGCTTTGAAGTGGGCGAGAAAATTTAACATGGAAAAACAAGCAATTAAAGAACTAATGTACGGTGGCATTAACGAACTTTTGCAGAACCGTCGATTCTACTATCAAAGTAGCGTTGGTAAAAATTACGATCACTGGACCGACGAAGGTAAAAGTGCTATAACAGAGTTTGTAAACCAAATTTCACATCTCATTATAGATGCCGAGGCAGTTGAGTTTGATCGGCGTGCTAAACAACAAACTTTTCAAGCATTAAAATCATAGGGTCTTGATTTTAAATTCACAACACTGTATAATTGCACTAACTTTTCTTAATGGAGAAATTACATGCTGACTCTTAAAGAATGGATGGAAGTGATTGACTATCGCATCACTGAAGGCAGTGATTACTGTTGGACTTGCTTTGGCAACAAGCCGTATACTTTATCCTCATGGAACGGAGATCACGATGGATACAGTTTCAATATTACATTTGATACTGAAACTCAAGAAGTCTATATGGTTGAGAGCTGTGACTACAAACACAAC